ATGAACGACTTACAGATCTTCTCCAACCCCGAGTTTGGGCGGGTACGCACCGTCGAGCTTGGCAGCCGCATTGACCAGCTGAGGATCGTCGCCTTTGGCCTTCCCGCGTTCGACCAGATCATGGCCGACATCTTCACCACCGAGAAAAAGGAGTGATTTTTTATGAAGAAGTCTGCACTTAACCCCGCCGCCTACGGCTTGACCGTGGACGAAGCAACCCGGCTCGTCCGCCTCCACGATATGTGCGCAGGCATGGCCCCGGAAGACTTTGATCAGATGGAGACTGCCGCCCGCAGCATCAACCTGGTCAACAGCCTCAAGAAGATGGACAGCCGTCCCGGCGGCGCAGCGTGAGAGGGGAGAGCAGCACGATGAAGAAACCTTACCTCAAGCTCCGCCGCCTCATTGAAGACGAAGGCTTGGAGCAGCAGGAGCTGGCTGTGTTGGCGGGTATCTGTGACCGTACACTGAGCAAGCGCCTGAACGCGCCGGAAGACAGCGGTTGCTGGCTTCCGAGGGAAATTACCTCTATCTGCCAGGTGCTCCATATCCCGCAAGAGAAAATCGGGGAGTATTTCTTCCCGCAAATTGCAAAGGAGGCATCCGCATGAGAATCAAATCTGGCGTCTTTTACTGGCTGGCGGTGGCCAGCGGTGCCGTCGGGATGCTGTACGCACTTGGCTTTGCAGGCAGCATCGAGGCCCTCGGTGTCATCTCCGACACCGACTTCATCACCGCGATGGTGCTGCTGTTGCTGGCGCTGTTCTTTGCCCGGCTGGGCGACCATGCCGCAGAGCGCGAGGTGCAGCGCCGCAAGTACATCGACCGCCGCCACGCCCGCAACGCCGAGCCGGAGTACCGGCAGAATCGGAGGGACGCATGAACGCAAAAAAGCCCGTCGGTGCTGGAACACCGGCGAGCCTGCAAAGGGATGATGGTTTGAACGCCCATCACCCCGAAGAATAACACACCTTGGAGGTTTTAGCAAGAGATGAAAGGTATTCTTATCGAGCCGGGCAAAGACCCGGTCGTGACTACCCTGCCGGACACGCTGCAGGGCATGGAAGCACTTTTGCAGTGTCCCTGCGAGCAGAAAGTTCTGCCCCGCACCCCGGCGGTGCTGGTGTACGCCATCTACGGCAAGAGCCTGAACCGTACTTATCGCGGCCAGCCCATCTATGGCACTATCCTCTGCTACGGCTGGCGAAATAACCGCTTCCAGCCCCTGAACAAAGACCTGCAGGCCGAGATGCTGGACCGCCTGAAGGACACGGAGGTGAGAGTGTGACTACCTATATCTGCAAATGCGGACGGCGAGTAAAGAAATCCACCGATGCCAGTACCACTGGCAACCGCCTATCCGGCTATGCACCCGGCCATGAGTGCTGGGGATGCCCCTACGCCATGCCATACGGAAACTATCAATGGGATGAAAGTGCTAGAACTGTCAGCCGGGAGACTCAGGGCTACGAATGCCGGATGAGTAAGACCCTCACCTATGCGTCAGAGTTCGCTGGCTCTATCAAGGATAAATGCACTTGTCGAGTGCATAGTCTGGACTTCGACTTTCTGTCTCAGGTCTCCTCCTGGATCAAAGACACTTATCCAGACAGAGAGATTTTTGGCTCGTTTTCCAAAGATATTCGTGCATCGGACTATGGATCTGATGGCCGTTACTGCCTGACTATCACCTGCACCCAGAATCTGAAAGGCGTTGCCGCAAAAAGAGAGCTGCTTGATCAGTTCTTTACTCCGAATGGTAGCCGCAAGGACATGACACCGCAGCAGGAAATGGAAAAGATTCTTGCTGACATCAAAAAAGCAAAGGAGATTTTCTCATGTACACCTGCCCAGAATGCGGATGCTGCTGCGACCATGACAAGCCCTGCTGCCAGCAGTTCGGCGGCGGCAACACCGACCACCTCGGCGAGCGAGGCGGCTGCAAAAGGCTTGACCCCCGCGCTGTCCCCGCAGAGCAGCGCATCGGCCCCTGTTGTTCCTGCGGAGACTTCTTTTGCATCCGCAGCTGCCCCCAGCTTTGACTTCTCCGCTCTGGGTGATTTATCCCAGCAGGCCACCGAAGCCGACCAGCAGTTTGATTTGCATTACGGCGCGGCGCAGGACGAGTATCTGATCTCCTGCATCTACCTCGCCCGCATCCACGCTCTGACTGCCAAGGCAGGCCGGTATGGCGGCGGTACATGGACAAAGTGGTATGAGAGCAAGGGTATGAGCAAGTCGGGTGCATGGAATATGGTGCAGACCGGAGAATCTTTTAATGGTTCAACGATTGACCAATTAAAACAGCTGCCCGAGCTGACCCGCAAAGATTTGAACCTCATCGCCCGCAGCGGTTGTGCTGGGCAGCTGGTAGACGCCGCCGGAGACAGCCAGCGGGTGCAGGAGCTTTTAGCCCAGCTCAAGGCCAAAGAGTACAAGCTGAACGAAACGCAGGCCAGATTGAAGAGTGCCTGCATTCAGGAGCAGGAGTCGCGGGACGCAATGAATACCGCCAATGCTCAGCTGGAAGCCGCCCACGCCGACATTAAAGGTCTGACCGAACAGAACGATCAGCTCAAAAGCCGGTTAGACGCCGCTGAGGCCCGGGAAGAGGAAGCATGGAAGATGCAGACCAAGGCCGAAGCCCGTGCCAAAACCGCCGAGAGCCAGCTGGAAGGCTCCCGTCAGGTAGCCGAAGCGGCCAATCGTCGGGCCGAAAAGTGGAGATCCGAGGCCGAGGCTGCCCGGAAGCAGCCCATCGTAGCTGTGGTGGACAAGGACGAAGTCGTCCGGCAGGCCAAGGAAATGGCCGACGGCATGACAGCCGACCTCAAGGCTCAGCTCGACCAGACGGCGGCTAATGCTGAGGCCGACGCCCGCGACGCCTACGACAGCATCCTTCTGGCCGGCCGCTCCATCACAAATCTCGCGCAGTCCATAAAGCCGCTGTTCGGCAAGCTTCCGGGTGAACAGCGGGAAAACGCGATCGATCAGTTCGTACGCACATTAGGACAGATTCAAGGGGAGGTATCCAGATGTCTGTAACCATCACGGCTCTCGAGGCCGAAAACGTCAAGCGCATCAAGGCCGTCGCACTCACTCCGGCCCCCACCGGGCTCACCCTCGTGGGCGGCAACAACAATCAGGGCAAGACCAGCGTTCTCGACGCGCTGGCATGGGCGCTTGGCGGCGAAAAATTCCGCCCGAACGCCGCCCAGCGGGATGGTGCCGTCGCTCCCGCCCACCTCCGCGTCACTCTCTCCAACGGGGTCGTCGTGGAGCGCAAGGGCAAGAACAGCAGCCTCACCGTCACCGACCCCACCGGACGCCGCAGCGGCCAGCAGCTGCTGAACGCTTTTGTCGAGCCGCTGGCCCTCGATCTGCCCCGCTTCATGGAGGCCAGCGACAAGGAAAAGGCTGACATCCTGCTGCGTATCATCGGCATCGGGAATGAATTGCATCTCCGGGATATGGAGATCAAACGCATCTACGACAAACGCACCTTCACCGGCCAGCTGGCCCAGCAGAAAAAGCACTTTGCCGACGAGCTTATCTCCTACCCCGACGCTCCCGAACAGCCCCTCAGCGCCTCCGACCTCATCCGCCGGCAGCAGGACATTCTGGCCCGGAACGGGGAGAATCAGCGTCTGCGGCAGCAGGCGCAGGAGTTGGCCCGGCAGGAACAACAGTGTCTGGACGAACTGAAACGCACCCGTGAGCGCATTGCGGAACTGGAAAAGCTGCGGGAAGAGCTGGACACCAAGCACACCAAGCTGTTCAACCAGCGAAAAAATGCAGAAAAGACCGTTGACCAGCTTCAGGACGAATCCACCGCTGAGCTGGAAGCCTCTATCCAGAGCATCGAGGAGACGAACCGGAAAGTCCGGGCCAACCTCGAAAAAGCCCGCGCCGAGGACGAAGCCGCCAAGTACGCCAGCGACTACGACAAGCTTACGGATGCCCTCGAGCAGAAGCGCAAAGAGCGTCTGGCCCTGCTGAACGGTGCCGACCTGCCCCTGCCGGAGCTGAGTGTGGAGGACGGCGCTCTTACTTATAAAGGCAAGCGCTGGCGGGATATGTCCGGCAGCGACCAGCTCCGGGTGGCCGCTGCCATCGTCCGGCGGCTCAACCCGGACTGCGGCTTTGTCCTTCTGGACAAGCTCGAGCAGATGGACATGACCACGCTGGAAGAGTTCGGCCACTGGCTCGAAGCGGAGGGTCTGCAGGCCATCGCCACCCGCGTCTCCACCGGCAGCGAGTGCCAGATCATCATTGAGGACGGCATGGTCAAGGGTGCTGACCTGCCTGTCCTGTCCGCCGCACCCACGCAGACCAGAACATGGACGAAAGGAGCTTTCTGATGAGCAGCTATTCCATCACCACCGGCATTCTGAACACCCCGGTCAAGGTCGTGCTGTACGGCCCCGAGGGCATCGGCAAGAGCACATTTGCCTCTCACTTCCCGGACCCCGTTTTCATCGACACCGAGGGCGGCACCAAGCGGCTCAATGTTGCCCGCCTGCCCCAGCCCACCAGCTGGGCCATGCTGCTGGACGAGGTGCGGGCCGTCACCCGGGGCGAAGTTTCCTGCGGTACGCTGGTCATCGACACCGCCGACTGGGCCGAGCGTCTGGCCATCGACGCCATCTGCGCCAAAGCCAAGGTGGACGGCCTCGAGGGCTTTGGCTACGGCAAGGGTTACACCTACGTCAAGGAGGAGTTCGGCCGGCTTCTCGACGCCCTCGAGGAGGTGCTGAACAGCGGCCACCATGTGCTGATCCTCGCCCACGCCGCCATCACCAAGTTCGAGCAGCCGGACGCTGCGGGCAGTTATGACCGCTGGACCATGAAGACCACCAAGCAGACTGAACCCCTCCTGCGGGAGTGGTGCGATATGCTCCTCTTCGCCAACTACCAGACCATCGTAGAAAAGAGCGGCAGCGGCCCCAACGCCAAGAACAAGGCCACCGGCGGCAAGCGGGTGCTCTACACCACCCACCACGCCTGCTGGGACGCCAAGAACCGCTTCGGCCTGCCGGATGAAGTCCCCTTCGACTACGCCAGCATCGCCCACTGCATCACCGGTCCGGCCTCTGCGCCGCCTGCCGCCCCGAAGCCCGCAGCACCCGCCGAAAAGGACATTCTTCCCCCTCCCAGCACTCCGGCCGCACCGGCACCGCAGCCCAAGCCTCAGCCGGAATCGCCCCGGGAGACTGTCCCCGAAGCCCTGCTGACGCCCGACCTCATGGCGCTGGGCGTCCCCGAAAAGCTGGCCGCGCTGATGAGTGCCAACAACGTCACCCCCGAAGAATTGCAGTTCGTCGTGGGCAAGCGGGGCTATTTCCCGGAAGATATGCCCATCAGGGACTACCCCGCCGACTTTGTGGAGGGCTGTCTCGTGGCCGCATGGCCGCAGGTGCTCCAGATGGTGCTGGACAACCGCGACCTGCCTTTCTGATTTCTTCCTCTTAGGCTTCCCTAACAGGGGAGCTGGCTGCCGCAGGCAGACTGAGAGGTTCACACATTATTATAAAGGAGAATACTTATGGCTGACATGAATACCACTACCGACCGCGCTCTTGGCTGGGACGACGAATTTACCAACGTCTCGCAGGACTTCGTGCTCCTGCCCGAGGGCGAATACTACTTCGAAGTGACCGGGATGGAGCGCGCCCGCTTCGAGGGCAGCGCCAAGCTGCCGCCCTGCTCCATGGCAAAGCTGACGCTGAAAATCTTCGGCGGCGCTCTGGGCGATACCACCGTCACCCACCGCCTCTACCTCCATACCAAGACCCAGGGTCTGCTGGGCGCGTTCTTCGAGAGCATCGGCCAGTGCAGGAAGGGCGACACCTTCCGCCCCCGCTGGAACGAGGTCGTCGGCTCGAAGGGCCGCTGCAAGCTGGGCGTCCACGATTATGTCAAGAAGAGCGGCGACCCCGGCCAGAGCAATGAAGTCATCCGCTTCCTGCCGCCGCCCGAAGAGAAAGCCGCGCCCTCTCAGGGCTGGACGCAGGGGGCATTCTGATGGGAGAAAAACAGGCTCTGCGCCCCTATCAGGAAGCCGCCCGGAAGAGCATCCACACCGAGTGGGAAAATGGCCGTCTCCGCACCCTGCTGGTGCTGCCCACCGGCACCGGCAAGACCATCGTGTTCGCCTCCGTCGCCGCCGATCAGGTGCGGGCGGGCGACCGGGTGCTCATCCTCGCCCACCGGGGCGAGCTGCTGGAACAGGCGGCAGACAAGCTTCAGCGCTCCACCGGCCTCGTCAGCGCGGTGGAAAAAGCCGAGTCCACCTGCCTCGACAGCTGGTATCGGGTGGTGGTCGGCTCTGTCCAGACCTTACAGCGCACCGCCCGACTCGAGCGCTTCCCCCGGGACTACTTCGGGACGATCATCATCGACGAGGCCCACCATTCCATCACCGACGGCTACCGCCGCATCCTCGACTACTTCGGCAGTGCGAAGGTCCTGGGCGTGACCGCCACCCCCGACCGGGGCGATATGCGAAACCTCGGCGAGGTGTTCGACAGCTTGGCCTATGAGTACAAGCTGACCGATGCTATCAAAGACGGCTACCTCTGCCGCATCATGGCCCAGACCGTCCCCCTCAAGCTGGACATCTCCGCCGTGGGCATGAGCAGCGGCGATTATTCCGTAGGCGAGCTTGGCACTGCCCTTGACCCTTACCTGAGCCAAATTGCTGACGAAATGGCAGCACGCTGTGCCGGGCGCAAAACGGTGGTATTCCTGCCCCTCATCAAGACGAGCCAGAAATTCCGCGATCTGCTGAACACCAAAGGCTTTCGCGCCGCCGAGGTCAACGGCCAGAGCGCCGACCGCAGACAGGTGCTTTCGGATTTCGAAGCCGACAAGTACAACGTGCTCTGCAACTCCATGCTGCTGACGGAAGGTTGGGACTGCCCCTCCGTGGACTGCGTAGTCGTGCTGCGGCCCACGAAGGTGCGCAGCCTCTACAGCCAGATGGTGGGACGCGGCACCCGGCTCTCCCCGGGCAAGAGCAATCTGCTTTTGCTGGATTTTCTCTGGATGACCGACAAGCACGAGCTCTGCCGCCCCGCCGACCTCGTCTGTGAGGACCGTGCCGTGGCCCGGCAGATGACCGACAATCTGGCCGAGAGCGGCGGGCCGCAGGATATTGAGGACGCCGCCGCACAGGCCAGCGAGGATGTGGTGGCCCAGCGCGAAGAGGCGCTTGCCAAGCAGCTGGAAGAACAGCGCCGCAAAAAGGCGAAGCTGGTTGACCCGCTGCAATACGAGATGAGCATTCAGGCCGAAGACCTTTCCGGCTATGTGCCGGCCTTTGGCTGGGAGGCTGGCCCGCCCAGTGCAAAGCAGACTGCCGCACTGGAAAAACTGGGCATCCTGCCGGACGCCGTGGAGTCTGCAGGCAAAGCGGCTCTCCTGCTCGACCGTCTCAGCAAGCGCCGGGACGAGGGCCTGACCACCCCAAAGCAGATACGCTGCCTGGAGAAATACGGCTTCCAGCACGTCGGCACGTGGAGCTTCGAGTCCGCACGGCAGATGATAGACCGCATTGCCGCCGGCGGCTGGCGGGGCGCGCCGAAGGGCGTTGACCCCAAGAACTATATCCCGTCTGCTGAGCCGGTCATCGCAGATGATATGTTACTATGGTAATGCGAATGGAACATGAAAATGACATCAAAGAAGCGCTGGACTTCGTCTCCCCGTCCGCCCTGACCTATGAAGAATGGCTCATGGTGGGCATGGGCCTGAAAGAAGCCGGTCTGCCCGTCGCCGTGTGGGAGCAGTGGAGCGCCCGGGACGGCGGGCGGTATCACAAGGGCGAGTGCATCAAAAAATGGGAGAGTTTCCACGGCAGCTCGAAGCCCGTCACCCAGAGCAGCATCTTCCAGCTGGCCTATGAGCACGGCTGGTCCGGCCCTGCAGGCCATGCGCTGGACTGGGGCGATGAGCTGACCGTCGGTCCGCAGCAGCCCGCACTGGTAGACCCCCGCTGGGTCGAGGAGCAGGAGCTTCACCTTCCCGACACATGGGAGCCTGCCCAGCAGCTCAAACGCTACCTGCAGGCCCTCTTCGAGCCGGACGAGTATGTGGCCTATGTCACCGAGAGCTTCATGGCCGCCGACCGCCGACGCCCGGCAAAAGGCTGCTGGGACAGAACTGCCGGGCAGCTCATCGAAGAGCTGGACACCTGCGGCGGCGACGTCGGCAAGGTCATGGGCGACTGCGACCCGGAAATCGGTGCATGGATCTGCTTCAACCCGGTGGACGGCACAGGCCGGAAGGATGCCAATGTCACCAGCTACCGCTACACCCTCGTGGAGTGCGACAACATGGAGCCCGGCAAGCAGCTGGCCGCCATCCACCAGATGGAGCTGCCCTGCGCCGCGCTGGTCTACTCCGGCGGCAAGAGCATCCACGCCATCGTCCGGGTCAACGCGCCGGATTATGCTGAGTACCGCAAGCGGGTCGATTACCTCTACGCCACCTGCCAGAAGAACGGCCTGACCCTCGACCAGCAGAACCGCAACCCTTCCCGCCTCTCCCGGATGCCCGGCATCCTGCGGGCGGGGCAGAAACAGGCCCTGCTTGAAACGAATGTCGGCAAAAGCTGCTGGGAGGACTGGTGCGACTGGGTGGAAGCCTGCACCGATGACCTGCCCGACACCGAATGTCTGGCCGACGACTGGGACGACCTGCCCCCGCTGGCCGATGCCCTCATCTCCGGCGTACTGCGCCAGGGCCACAAGATGCTGCTGGCAGGCCCCTCCAAGGCGGGCAAGAGCTTCGCCCTCATCGAGTTGTGCATCGCCATCGCCGAGGGCAAGACGTGGCTGGGCCGCTTCTCCTGTGCGCAGGGGCGTGTACTTTATATCAATCTGGAACTTGATAGGCCGTCCTGCCTGCACCGCTTCAAGGACGTCTATACCGCGATGGGCCTTGCGCCGGACAATCTGCGGAACATTGACATCTGGAACCTGCGCGGCGCATCTGTCCCGATGGACAAGCTTGCCCCCAAGCTCATCCGCCGGGCAGGCAAAAAGGGCTACACTGCCGTCATCCTCGACCCCATCTACAAGGTCATCACCGGCGACGAGAACAGCGCCGACCAGATGGCGAAATTCTGCAACCAGTTCGATGTGGTCTGCCGCGCGCTGGACTGCGCCGTCATCTACTGCCACCATCATTCCAAGGGCGCGCAGGGCGGAAAGCGCAGCATGGACCGCGCCAGCGGCTCCGGCGTGTTTGCCCGCGACCCGGATGCCATGCTGGACATGACCGAGCTGACCATCACCGACGCCATCCGGGAGCAGCTGCACAACAAGGCCGCCTGCCGGGTCATCAAAGCGATGCTGGATAAGCGCGGCCATGCCGACGCCTACGGCCCGGATGACGCCCTCAGCAAGAGCCGGATGCTCACCATCGCCAAAGAGAAGCTTGGCCTCGCCGACCTGCGGGCCATCGACGCCGAAGTGGCTGCGGCTCAGAAGAAAGCCGACAGCATGACTGCCTGGCGCATCGAAGGCACCCTCCGCGAGTTTGCAAGCTTTGCCCCGGTCAACCTCTGGTTTGACTATCCGGTGCATAAGCTGGACAGCGGGCTTCTGGAAGATCTGCAGCCGGACAGCGACTTCCGCACACTGGGCGCAAAGGGCGCGAGCCGCCGCTGGGGTGACAAGGCCAAGCAGTCCAAGGACAGGAAGGCCGAGCTGGACACCGCTTTTGAAGCCTGCATGATGGACGGTGAGATCACCGTCTACAGCCTCGGTGAGTATATGGATCTGAAGCCCCGCACCGTCAAGAACCGTCTGAAAGAAGACGGGCGCTTCTGGATCGACGGCGAGAAGGTTGGCCGCAAGGAGCCCGGCAGCAAAGGTTAAACGCTCTGTTATATCTGCAATTACAATTTGTTGTAAAAATGCAGAAATAGCCGCTATTTTGCACGACAGCAAAAACTGCAAAATTGCAGAAATAGCCGCTATGACTGCAACATTTGCAGTGCAAAATAGCCTATATATAATAGCATGACTGCACTGCAATGTGTGATGGGGTATCCCAGAGGATGGGGCGACCACAGCCCCCATCCTCCGGGGACCCTCCCCATCACGTTGGCCGCTGATACAAAAAAGAAAACGAGGTACGAAATGACCACACAGTTTTTTATCCCCATGCGTCCGCCCACCACTACCCATAACGCCAAAGAGCTTCATGCCTACATGAAGGGCGGCAAGCCCTGCGCCGTGCTGCATGACAGCTCTGAACTGAAAGCTGCCCGTGCCAAGCTCCACGCCTACCTTGCGCCCTACGCCCCTGAGAAGCCCATCCCGGCGGGCCGTCCGGTGCGTCTGCTGGTCAAGTGGATGTTCCCCGCCGAGGGCCGTCCGGATGGCAGCTGGCGCACTTCCAAGCCGGACACTGACAATCTGGAAAAAGCCCTCAAGGACGAGATGACCCGCCTGCATTTCTGGCATGATGACGCCCAGGTGTGCAGCGAGATCGTCGAGAAGTTCTGGGCCGACATCTGCGGCGTGTTCGTGCAGGTGGAGGAGCTGGCATGACCTACGAAGAGAAAAAGGATTGGCTCCGTCAGTACGAACGCGCCAAAAAGAAAGAGCTGCATCTGACCCACGAGCTTCAGGAAGCCGAGTGTGACTATGGCCGCATGACGCAGGCGCTTTCCTCGGTGCCGGGAGGTGGCGGCGATGGACAGGCGCTTCCTCGTGCTGTGGAACGAGTAGAAAAAGCAAAGCAAGCCTTGGACGCGCAAGTCTTGTTTTGTGACGACCTCCATGCTGAAATCATGGCAAAGCTTCTCAGTTTGGAAGAACCGGACGATTACGAGGTTTTGAATCTCCGCTATCTTCACTTCAAGGCATGGGAAAACATTGCAGCTGATATGAAACTTTGCCTTCGGCAAATCTACCGCCGCCATCATCGCGCCATTGATGCGCTGAATCTATAATGTCAGTCAATGTCACCTAGAAGTCATTTTATGTCACTCCACGTTATGCTAAAATAGTACCATCGGCAGAGCCGGAAAGGCCGCCCGATACACGCAGCCTCCGCACCATGTCCTCCTTGACGCTTGACCGCATGGTGTGCGGGCTGCTTCTATTATGCCGCCTGAGCGCAATTTGGTGCGCGGCGCGTGTGACCAGACACGGCTGGTTCGATTCCAAGGGCGGCACCATGACGCTGCGCCCCGCCGCAGCAACAGCCTGACGCATGGCCTGCGAAACCGCTTGGGGCTGGCGTGCCGGATGGGAGTCCCTCCTTCTCCCCGTGAGAGTCCGGCACACCACCGGAGGCCCCGGAATCCGCAGTGGGTTCAAGGATACCCCACCGGATGTGCGTCAATCACCCTGCACAGAAATGTGCGGGGATTTTTTATGCAGCTTCTGCCGTTCGGAAACCCCGGGCGGCTTTTTCATACCCCCGGGGTCTGCAAAAGTACCCCCTCCCTCAAAAAGACCTCCCCCCTCCGGGCATGACCCGGCGGGGCAAAGGAAGCCGAAGCTTCGAGGACCACCGCACAGCACGTCAGCAAAAGGAGGCTGCATCCTAATGGCAGGCAGGACACCGCGCCGCAACGAGCGGCCAGACCACGACGGCACACACCGTCTGGCCTTTGAGCGGAACAAAAAGAAGATCTATGCGACGCAGACCGTTTGCGGCATCTGCGGCAAGCCGGTCGATTTCAGCTATAAGTTCCCGCATCCGCTCTCGCCCTGCATCGACCACATCATCCCCGTCGTCAAAGGCGGACACCCCAGCGACCTTGACAATCTTCAGCTCGCGCATTTCTGCTGCAACCGGGCCAAGAGCGACAAGCTAGTGGCCCGCAGCGGAAAGGCTCAGGAGCAGGCTGTCGATTCGCCGCGTGTCCTGCCCCTGTCCCGTGACTGGACGACCTACCGCAGCCGATAGGGGGGATGACCCCCTCCCCCTGCCCTCGCCGGACTCCCCAGCCGTCACTGGGAATATTTTCTCACGAAAAGGAGGAATCCCCCATGAGCCAGACCCGCGGCATGGCCTATCTCCGCCGCAAGCTGGAGCTGAAGCGCAGCCGGGTGCTTATCCGCTATAAATACTATGAGATGAAGAATGCCGTGAAGGACTTCGGCATGGTCACGCCGCCCGAGTTCCGCACCTTCAGCGAGGTGCTGGGCTGGTGCGGCAAGGCTGTGGATTCGCTGGCCGATCGGCTCATTTTCCGGGAGTTCCGGCAGGACAACTTCGACCTGAACAGCATCTATCTCCAGAACAATGCCGACATCCTTTTCGACAGCGCTGTCCTTTCGGCCCTTATCTCGAGCTGTTCGTTCCTGTACATCTGCGCCGGTGAAGACGGCTTTCCCCGCATGTCGGTGCTGGACGGCGGCAATGCCACCGGGATCATCGACGATGTGACCGGTCTGCTGACCGAGGGCTACGCCGTTCTGGAGCGGAACGCCGACAACGGCACGCCCACGCTGGAGGCCTACTTCACGGCTGGCAGCACATGGTACTACCCCAAGGGCGAAAAGCCTTACCTTGTGACCAACCCCGCCCCCGCGCCGCTGCTGGTACCCATCTGCTACCGCCCGGATGCTGCCCGCCCCTTTGGCCACAGCCGCATCTCCCGGGCCTGCATGGGCCTGCAGCAGGGCGCACTGCGCACTCTCAAGCGCAGCGAGATCAGCGCCGAGTTCTACTCTTTTCCGCAAAAGTACGTTCTGGGGACCTCCGGCGACGCCGATCCGATGGATAAGTGGAAAGCCACCATTTCCTCCCTGCTGGAGATCTCCAAGGACGAGGACGGCGACCATCCGGTGGTCGGACAGTTTACTCAGCAGAGCATGAGTCCCTACACCGAGCAGCTGCGCACCTTCGCGGCACTGTTTGCGGGAGAGACCGGCCTGACACTGGACGATCTGGGCTTTGTCACCGACAATCCATCCAGTGCAGAGGCCATCAAGTCCAGCCACGAGACTCTGCGTCTGGCCGCCCGCAAGGCGCAGCGGACCTTCGGCAGCGGCTTTCTCAATGCCGGTTATCTCGCCGCCTGCCTGCGGGATGATTTTGCCTATCAGCGCCGCCAGCTCTATCTGACCCGCCCCGTCTGGGAGCCGGTCTTTGAGCCGGACGCCGCCACCCTCTCCGGTATCGGCGATGCCGTGGGCAAGGTCAACGCTGTCATCCCCGGCTATTTCGGAAAAGAGAACCTGCGCGACCTGACCGGCGTGCAGGCCGAGGGATGAGCAGATGGACAAGCAGGATATTGCCCCCGCGCTGCTGGGGCGCATCCGGGCCGACTTTCTCCGCCTGCTGAGGAACGCTGCTCCTTCGGCGGCCACTTACCCTGCGGCTCTGGACTACGCTGACCTTGTCGGCGGCGCTCTGGCCGAGGCGTTCCGTCTCCATCTCAGCGCCGACACGCTTCCGGATGGACGGATGTACTGGAACATCGCCGACCGCGTCCTCCGCCCCCTGCTGGAGGAGGACCATGCACTGGTGGCTGACGCCGCTGCTGCCGTACAGCAGCAGCTCAACGAGGCGGCCGGTCTCCGTCTGCTGGCCCAGCGCGTCCCGGTGGATGAGGACCGCATCGACGGCATCCTGAACAAGGTCTGCGCTGCCGAACACTACGAGGATGTGGCCTACATGCTGGATGAGCCGGTACGGACTTTCTCCCGGATGGCAGTAGACGATACCCTGAAAGCCAACGTGCAGTTTCAGGGCCGGGCCGGTCTGCATCCCCGCGTCGTGCGGCACACCACCGGGAGCTGCTGCGAATGGTGCAGCAGGCTTGCCGGAAGCTACGACTATCCCCATGTGCCTGCCGACGTCTACCGCCGCCATGAGCGCTGCCGCTGCAAGGTCGAGTATGACCCGGGCGATGGCCGCAGGCAGAATGTGTGGGATAAGAAGTGGACGGAGGATCCCGAAACCCTTCAGGCTCGCAAAGGATTTGCGGAGTCTCCACTTGTCACTAAAATCCGCTTTCCGAAAGAGTCCTCTCTGCAGAACGTCCTCCCGGAATATCTGCGGACGGCTGCTCCGGGAGTCGGTTCCATCTCATACGATGCTGGTTATGATATGGTCCGCCATGCAGACGAAGTAAAAACAGCACAATGGCTGCACGCCCATTTGGGCGGCAACATCGTGCTGTTGAACGAAGCAAATAATTATAAAGCGATGACTCCAGACTACATCTGGAACGACAAGCTCTGGGATTTGAAAACGGTTTCTACAGAAAAGTCCGCAAACAGCGCTGTTCGGCATGGTTTGAAGCAGATCCAAGAGAATCCCGGCGGAATCATTCTGAACTATGAGCAGAATACGATTTCTCTGGAAACGCTGAAAGATGTCCTACGGAAAAGATTGACTGCCAGTGCGACGCAGGGTGTAGACATCCTCGTCATCTGCAAAGAGAAATTATTCACTGTTCAGCGATTCACTGCAAAAAAATAGAGGTGTCGAGCCCCCACCATATAGCGGAGGCGCACCTCATAGCTATTATATAGCACATTTTCGTCTTTTCGTCAATATTACATTTTCATTCTCATAAAGGAGGCCCCGCCGTCATGCCCCGAGCGTCAGAAAAGGCCGTCCCGGAAAAGCTGGGCCGCCAGACGCCAACGGCGGCGGTGGTGCTGCCCTACACCACGACCCACGGGCAGGAGGCCATCGACCTCTACAACACCACCGGGCGTACCGCCCAACAGTGGCAGCAGCTCCTGCTCTACGACATCCTCGCCGAAAACGAGGACGGCCTGTGGGTACATACCAAATTCGGCTACAGCGTCCCCCGCCGCAACGGCAAGAATGAGATCGCCGCCATGCGGGAGCTGTACGGTCTCCAGCGGGGCGAGAACATCCTGCACACAGCCCACCGCACGACCACCAGTCATGCCGCGTGGGAGCGCCTGTGCAGCCTGCTGGACAAGGCCAAGATAGAATACAAATCCATTCGTGCCTCTGGCCGGGAGAGCATCCGGTTGAAAAGCGGTGAGGGCCGCATCGAGTTCCGCACCCGTTCCTCCAAGGGCGGTCTGGGCGAGGGCTTCGACCTGCTCATCATCGACGAGGCGCAGGAGTACACCGACGATCAGGAAAGCGCCCTCAAGTATGTGGTCACGGACAGCCGCGACCCGCAGACACTCTTCTGCGGCACACCGCCCACGCCGGTCTCCTCCGGCACGGTGTTCCTCAAACTGCGAAACGCGGCCCTGCAGGGCGAAACGCAGAACACCGGCTGGGCCGAATGGAGCGTGGAGCAGCAGACCGACCCCCATGATGTGGCTGCATGGTACGAGACGAATCCCAGTCTGGGTACCATCTTTACCGAGCGCAGCATCACCGACGAGATCGGCTCCGACCCCATTGACTTCAACATCCAGCGCCTCGGCCTCTGGCTGCGGTATAACCAGAAATCGGCTATCAGCAAAGCCGAATGGGAGGAGCTGAAGGTCGCCGCCCTGCCCGAGCTGAAGGGCAGGCTTTATGCGGGCATCAAGTTCAGCCCGGACGGGGCCAGTGCAGCGCTCTCCATCGCCGTCCGGACTGCCGACAACAAAATCTTCGTGGAAGCCATCGACTGCCGCCCCACCCGGGCAGGCAGTGGGTGGCTTTTGGATTTTCTGAGCAAGGCCCAGTTCGCCGCTGTGGCGGTGGACGGTGCCAGCGGGCAGCAGCTCCTGGCCGACGCCATGAAAGCCGCCCATCTCAAAGCACCCGTCCTTCCTACCGTCAAGCAGATCATCACTGCCAACGCCGCCTTTGAGCAGGCACTGTTCGCAAAATCGCTCTGCCACGCCGGACAGCCAAGCCTTGTGCAGGTGGCTTCCAACTGCGAAAAGCGGGCCATCGGCACCAACGGCGGCTTCGGCTACCGTTCCTTGACCGAGGGAGGCCATATCGAGCTGCTGGACAGCATCATCCTCGCCTGCTGGCAATGCTCCGAGGGCAAGGAGAAACGCCGCCAGCGCACCAGCTATTAACTACGCCGAAGCAGGGCCTCCGCCCTGTTTTTATATGCATCTGTCAGAATGGAGGTTTTCTCATGGCAGAATTTGAACCCATCACCACGCAGGAGGCATTCGACGCCGCCGTTGCCGACCGTCTGGCTCCCTTCGCCGACTACGACGACCTCAAGGCGCAGAATGCCGACTATGCCTCCCGCATCCATGCCTTTGAGATGTCGGAGCTCAAGACCCGCATCGCCCACGAGGTCGGCATCCCCTTCGACCTCTCCCAGCGGCTTACCGGTGAGAACGAGGACGCCATCCGCAAGGATGCCCAGTCTCTCGCCAAGCTGCTCAAGCCCCAGACCCCCAAATCGCCCCCGCGCAGCACCGAGCCCGCAGGCGGCAGCAGCCGCCGCGATGCCCTGCGCGCCTTCACCAACAACCTGATGAGCAAAGGAGAATAACACATGGCAGACATTCTGAGCAAAGGCTCCCTGTTCCCCGAGGAGCTGATCCCCGACTTTATCAAGAAGACCACCGGTGCCTCTGCGCTGGCCAAGCTGTGCAGCGCCACCCCCATCCCCTTCAACGGCGTCAAGGAGTTCACCTTCTCCCTCGACAAGGAGGTGGACATCGTGGCAGAGAACGGTGCCAAGACCAAGGGCGGCCTGACCGTCGACCCCATCACCATCGTCCCCATCAAGATCGAGTATGGTGCCCGCATCTCGGACGAGTTCCTCTACGCCTCCGAGGACGCGCAGCTGGACTACATGAACGCCTTTGCCGACGGCTTCGCCAAGAAGGTCGCCAAGGGCCTCGACCTGATGGCCTTCCACGGCGTCAATCCCCGCACCGGCACGGCCTCCTCCGTCATCGGCACCAATCACTTCGACTCCAAGGTGACGCAGGCTGTGACCATCGCCTCCGGCGACAAGCCCGATGAGAACATTGAGGCCGCCATCGCGCTGGTGCAGGGCGCAGACCGGGACGTCACCGGCATGGTGCTGGCCCCGGCCTTCAAGTCCGCTCTGGCCAAGCAGACCACCGCCGACGGCGCAAAGCTTTACCCCCAGCTGGCATGGGGCGCAAATCCCGGCGAGGTGAACGGCCTGCGGGTGGAGTCCACCTCCAACCTGTCCTCCGGCTCCAGCCTCGACCGCGCCCTTGTGGGCGATTTCGTCAACTGCTTCAAGTGGGGCTATGCCAAGGAGATCCCCATCGAGGTCATCCGCTACGGCAACCCCGACAATGATACTCAGCTGGGCGACCTGAAGGGCCACAATCAGGTCTGTCTGCGCGGTGAGGCCTACATCGGCTGGGGCATCCTCGACCCGTCCGCCTTCGCCCACATCAAGGCCGGCGAGTAAGGAGGACATGACCATGCTGTACCGCAACAAAAAGACCGGCGCTGTTATCGAAACGGACTGCCTCATCTCCGGCGGCGACTGGGAACCTGACAGGGCAGATGCCGCGCCGGACGCCACGTCCGAGGCCGACACCGAGGCCGACCCTCCCGCTGCCAAGTCCAAGCGGAAAGGCAGGGCGACGGTATGACCTACGCCACCGTGGACGACATGACCACCCTCTGGAGGCCCATGACGGAGGCAGAGCAGGCCCGCGCCGGCCCTCTGCTGGAGGTCATCTCAGCCAGCCTTGATGTTGAGGCCCGCAAGGTGGGCAAGGACCTGCCCGCACTGGTCGCTTCGGACTCTGCACTGGCTCTGGTGGCCAAGAGCGTCGCGGTCGATGTGGCTGCGCGGGCGCTGATGACCAGCACCGATCAGGAGCCGATGACCCAGCTGACGCAGGCCGCAGGCGGCTATTCCGCCTCCGGCTCCTTTCTCGTTCCCGGCGGCGGCCTGTTCATCAAGAAGTCTGAGCTGGCCCGGCTGGGGCTGCGCCGCCAGCGGATGGGGGTGATCGAGCTGTATGGCAGCTCTGATTAAGGGCATCCCGGTCACGCTTTACGAGCGCACCAAGACCGGTGAGGATGCATTTCACGAACCCGTCTACGCCGAAACGCCGGTCACAGTCGAAAATGTGCTCATCACGCCTGTTGACTCTGCGGCATCGCCCACAGAGTTGCAGCTTTCCGGCCGTCATCTGGTTTATGAGCTTTGCATCCCCAAGGCCGACACTCACAAATGGGAGGGCTGCGCTGTGGAGTTTTTCGGGAAGAGATGGCGCGTCCTGAACGGCGTGCAGCAATACATCACCCAGCTCACGCCTCTGGACTGGGATAAGAAAGTACAGGTGGAGCGGTATGAATGATTTTCACTTTGAGCTGAACCGCTCCGGTGTCCGGAAACTGCTGAAGAGCAAAGAGATGCAAAACGGCCTTTCCTCCGTCGCTTTTGCGGCGCAAAGCCGTCTGGGCGATGGATATACGGCCAGTTACTACACGGCGGACACCCGCGCAGTGGCTGAGATAAGCGCCGATTCGCTCTCCGCCCGGAAAGAGAACGCCGAGACCAACTCCATCCTGAAAGCGCTGAAGTGACTATGATCGAAGAAATCATCCTCAATTATCTGCGGGAAAGCGGTTTCCCCTGCTATCTGTCCGTGCCGGAGGAGCCCTCCGGCAATTTTGTTGTACTGGACAAGACCGGCTCCGACCATGACGAGGGGATTTTCCACGCCACGCTGGCCGTGCAGTCCTACGGAAAGAGCAAGTTCAGCGCGGCCCAGCTCAGCCACCATGTCGTGCAGGCCATGCTGGATGCCGACACCCTGCCCGAGGTGGTCAGCTGCAAGCTGGTCACCGACTACGATTTTCCCGACACCACCCGGAAGCTGCCCCGCTATCAGGCGGTTTTCGAGCTGGTACATTACTGAGTTTCTGAAAGGAGCTTTTCCTTATGGCAAACGCAAAGAACGTCACCGCCGCAAAGCCCAAGGTCGGCGGCGCGGTCCACCGCGCCCCGCTGGGTACGCCTCTGCCCACCGACGCCAAGAGTGAGCTGGACAAGGCTTTTGAGTCTCTGGGCTACATCTCCAGCGACGGCCTGACCAACTCCAACTCGCCCTCCAGCGAGAACACCACCGCATGGGGCGGCGACACCGTGCTGACCCAGCAGACCGAGAAGCCGGACACCTTCGCCTATACCCTGCTGGAGGCGCTGAACCCGGCCGTGCTCAAGTCGGTGTATGGCGACAAGAACGTCACCGGCACACTGGAGACCGGCATCACCGTCAAGGCCAACAGCGATGAACAGCAGGACTGCTGCTGGGTCATCGACATGGTGATGAAAAACAATGCAGCCAAGCGCATCGTCATCCCGGACGCTGCCGTTTCTGCCGTGGGCGACATCACCTACTCCAACGGCGCGGTGGGCTACAACACCACTCTGACCGCTGTACCGGATGATCATGGCAACACCCACTATGAGTACATCGTCGCAGCCGGCGCAGAGACGCAGGCTGCCAAAGAAGCTAAGGAGGTCAAGGCATGATCACTGCTGAAACCAAGGACGGCTTTGCTGTCGAACTCAGCGAAGAAGCGCTGGACAATGTGGAGCTTCTGGACGCGCTGGCCGCAGTGCAGGACTCCGACGTCCTGTCTCTGGGCCGCACCATCCGCCTGCTGATGGGCAAGGAGCAGACCAGGAAGCTTTATGACCACCTGCGCACCGAGGACGGCCGCGTGCCGGTCGTTGCCCTGAGCAACGCTCTCGGCGAGCTGATGGAATCCTTCCGTGCCGGAAAAAACTCTTCCTCCTCTCCGGCCTGATCGCATCGGATGAGGGGAAAGACAAGCTTATCTGCGATTTTGCCCAGTTTTACCATGTGCTGGACTGGCGCAGCCTGCCGGTGCGTTTGACGGCCACGCTGGCCACCGGTCTGCCGCCGGACAGCCGGTGTATGATGCATCTGGCCGGGCAGAAGCTGCCGGAAAAGACTCTGATGGATGCCGCCGCGGTGGATGCTCTGCACCGCATCGAATGGCGGCTCATCGGCCGCCCCGGCGGCCGCCCGCCCGACTCCATCCTTGCCGCCCTCACCGATCCCGATACAGGCGGCACCGGCAATGTGCAGAGCTTCGACAGCCCGGAAGATTTTGAGGCAGCACTTGCCGCTATGAAAGGAGGTTGACCATGGCAGACGGCATTGAACTCGGCAAAGCTTATGTCCAGATCGTACCCTCGGCCAAGGGCATCAAGGACAGCATCGCCGAAGAGCTGGGCGGCGAAAGCGCCCGCGCCGGTGAGTCTGCCGGACAGCTCTTCACCGGCAAGCTGGTCGGCACCATCAAAACGGTGCTGGGTACTGCCGCCATCGGGAAGATGATCTCCGACTCGGTCAACGCGGGCGGCGCTCTCCAGCAGAGCCTCGGCGGCATCGAAACGCTGTTCAAGAACAGCGCCGACAAGGTCAAGACCTACGCCGCGCAGGCCTACAAGACCGCCGGACTTTCGGCCAACGACTACATGGAGTCCACAACCAGCTTCGCGGCCAGCCTGCTTTCCAGCGTCAGTCAGAACACCGACGCGGCGGCGCAGCTGGCCAACATGGCGATGGTGGATATGTCTGACAACGCAAACAAGATGGGTACCTCGATGCAGGACATCCAGAACGCCTATCAGGGCTTTGCAAAGCAGAACTACACCATGCTCGACAACCTCAAGCTGGGCTACGGCGGTACGCAGGCTGAGATGCAGCGCCTGCTGAAGGACGCCGAGAAGATTTCCGGCGTGAAGTATGATCTCGGCAATCTGGCCGACATGTACAGCGCCATCCATGTCATCCAGACCGAGCTGGACATCACCGGCACCACGGCCAGGGAAGCCACCACCACCCTTACCGGCTCCTTTGCCTCCATGAAGGCCGCAGCCCAGAATGTTCTGGGACAGATGGCGCTGGGCGAGGACCTGCAGCCCTCGCTGGAGGCCCTTGTGGAGACGGCCCGCACCTATCTGGTGGACAACCTTCTCCCGCTGGTCGTCAATGCGGTCGGCGGCATCCCGGAGGCCATCGCTGCGCTGGCCCCGGCCATCCTTCAGACCGGCACGGAGCTGCTGCAGAATCTCACATCCGGGTTTGCCGCAGGCATCCCGGATTTTTTGTCGCAGGCACTGCCCGCCGTCCTCTCCTTCACCGAAGAGCTTCGGGCGAATTTCGGTGATTTCGTCTCGGCAGGCATCGACCTCATCCTCAGCCTTGCAAACGGGCTGGTGGAGGGCCTGCCGCAGCTCTTCGCCTACATTCCCGATATTGTCATCAATATCGCGGGCCTCATCAACGACAATGCACCGAAAATTTTAGCCGGTGCGGTCGGCCTCATGGTGCAGCTGGGCAAAGGTCTTATCGACAGCATCCCTCTCATCATCCAGAATCTGAGCAAAGTCGTGGAGGCCATCGTCTCGGTGATCTCCGCCTTCAACTGGCTGAATCTCGGGGCAAACATCCTGAATGGGCTGGCCAGCGGCATCAAAAGCATGGCGTCGTCTGTGACGCAGGCCATGCAGCAGGGCATCTCCGGCGCGATCAGCTGGATAAAATCCCTGCCCGGGCAGGCTGTGCAGTGGGGCAAGAATCTCATTCAGAGCTTTATCAGCGGCCTGAAAGGCACCGGCACGGCGGCGACCATCGCCACTGCAGGCATTCAGGTCGCTAAGACCGCTGCACAGCCTGACACCGACTGGACCCTCCGTGACGATGTGGTGGATAAGGCCGAGGTCAATGCATTCAGGATGCAGAACCTCGCAAAGCAGGTCGAGGACACCATCCCGGCCTACACCAAGTCCGGCGACGCTACGGCGGCAGCGGCCCAAAAGGTCGGCTCTGCCGCAAAGACTGCCGCCTCGGTGGTGAACTCCTACAGCGACACGGCCTATGAGGTCGTCGGGAACACCAAGCGCACCATCCAGACCATCAACGAGGAGCTGTCCAACGGCACCACCCAGCAGAAGCAGACCATCACCTCCACCAGCCGCCAGATGGTGGACGGCGTCCTCAAGGACGTAAAGACCGTGGAGACCATCGCGGCAGACGGCAAGCGGACGGTCAGCCAGACCATGGAGACCGTGCGAGACGTAGTGAACACCGTGACGGCCAGCAGAACGGCTATTGTGGACGGCATCAAGACCACCACCCAGACCGTGACCAAAACCCTCGCGGACGGCACCACCGAGCAGCAGCGCGTTATCACCCAGACGCAGGACAAGGTCATCAACGGGGCGCTCCGCACGGTGGAGACCGTCAAGACCATTGCCGCCGACGGCACCGAGCAGGTGGCCGAGACCATCAAGGACAGCGCCGCCAAGACACTGGACGGCCTCTGGTCTGCCCTCAAAGACCGGGCCAACGAGGGCATTCTCGGCACGGTGGACACCCTGTGGGAAGCCGTGCAGAGCGGCGACTGGGTGGGCATCGGCAGGTGGGCGGCATCCGTCCTCTACTCGGGCCTGACCGCCGACCAGAAGCAGAAGCTCACCGACTATGCCCTCTCGCTGGTAGACGGCCTGAACGGCGTTCTCGGACAGGGCGCACAGGGGCTGGCGCAGGGCGCGGCTTCTCTGGGACAACAGCTCTTCGAGGGCATTACCGGCCGCTTTGGCGACGTTGCCTCTCTGGCCGGGCAGCTGAGCGGCACCCTGCAGGACACCTTCGCGGCTCTTAAAGGCCCCCTCGGCACAGCGGCCAAGGCCATCAGCACAGCCCTCTCGGGCAACCTGCTCTCGGCCTTCCCCACCATCTTCGCCGCGATGGGTACCCTCGTCACCACGGTCGGCTCTGCCTTTGTCGCCATGCTGGAGTCCATCGGTGCGGCCATCTCGGCTACCGGCATCGGCCTGCCTGTGGGTGCTATGGTCATCGCTGCAGGCGTCGCTCTGGCTGTGGCCATCGCGGCCATTGCCATGAAGCTGGGGGGCAGCAGATCTTCCGTGAAGACGCCCAACAGCAGCTCCGGCTCCGGCAGCGCCGTCACCGCCCCCAGCTACTCGCTGTGGGACTACGAGAAAGAAACCGCTCGGCCTGAGCGCAAGCCCCGGCCCTCGTATGAGATCAACCAGTATATTTACTCCAAAGCGCAGACAGCGGCTGACCTGATGCGCGAAGCACGATACGAACAGGAAAGGGCGGTGCTTGCCGGTGTTTGATGCCATCTTTACCGCCAGCAGCGGCCAGAGCTTCAGCTTCGGCTACAAGGCAGGCGTACTCTACAGCATCGACCCCATCGGCGATCTGCCGGTGGAGCTGGAGACCAGTCAGGGCTACCAGCAGGTGGGTGCCACCGTGGAGAGCCGCAGCATCTCCGGCGTGACCCGCACCATTACCGGGCGCATCCTGCGGAATACTGCCTATCTCAAGCGTCAGCTGCGGGATATTTTCACCCCCGGGGCCACCGGGCGGCTGACCGTGGCCGGAAAATACTACTGCGACGCCGAAGTGCAGCGCTGCCCCGCCATCAGTGCCGCAAACCTCTGGCCCACCTTCAGCTTTCAGCTTTACTGCCCGAATCCCTATTGGCGCAGTGTTTCCGAGACCAGCGTTTCGCTGTTCTATACGCAGCCTGTGTTCCGGCTGCCCGTCTGCTATAGCACCCACCAGTTCGGTCTGCGCATCCAGTCGGATTTTCTCAAGCTCAGCAACCCCGGCCCGGATACGCAGGATTTTGTGCTGACGCTGACTGCGCAGGGCGTCGTACGAAACCCCGGCGTGCGGGATCTTGCTACCGGAGAGTATCTTCGTTTTCTCACCGAGATGCAGGACGGCGACGTCATTCGGCTCTGGCGGGAGGACGGGCGGCTGCGCATCGAGCAGATCATCGACGGCGAGACCTTCAATGCCTTCGAGCTGCTGGATGAGAGCAGCACCCTCTGGACGCTGCGTCACGGCACACGGGCATGGACACGCACTGCCGACAGCGGCATGACAGCGCTCTATCTGACCCTGAGCTTCAGCGTAGCGTATGCATCTCTTGTAGTGGAGGAAACCTCATGAGCGGCGAAAAAGCATCTGCCCTGACTGCCAGCGGTACAAAGACGATCTTTGTCTATGGCCCCGAGCTGAAGCTTCTGGGGCGAATCGAGAGCTGGGTGTCGCTGGTCTGGCCGGAGCGGTACAACACCTACAAGAACGTGCAGGGGGCGCAGCTGGAGCTTCATGAATCTACCAGCCTGCAGGCCCTCTGCCGCCCCGACCGGTATCTCTGGCTGGTAGGCAGCGAGCACCTCATGCGGATATGCTCCGCCCAGACCTCCGACCACCGCCTTGTGGTCTCTGCCCGCGACGCAGCCTACATCCTCGACGAGCGCAGCAGCCTCCAGACCCTGAAGAATTTTTCGGCAGAGACGACGCTCCGCCAGCTGGTCACGGCCATGGAGCCGTGGCCCGGCGTCGAGCTCGGCGACCTGGCCGAGATCACCGACACCTATACCGGCGAGGCCGCACCCGGCAGTCTGCTGGATGTGGCTGAACAGGTATGTCAGGAGCTGGACATCGGCTTCCGGCTCCGGTTCGACCCGGCAGAGAAAAAGCTGCTGTTCGAGCTGTACCGCCCTCTGCTGGACCGGAACGCCCGCTATGCGCCCCAGTACGGCAACCTTACCGACCTGACCTACACCGAGAGCACAGCCGATTATAAGAATGTGGTGATCGTGGTAGGCGGCGACGCCACCGTCACGGTGGGCGCAGAGAGTGCAGCAGGAATTGCCCGGCGTGAGCTGGTGGTGGATGCCGCCAGCCGCACCAGAAGCAGCAGCCAGACCCAGAGCGACTACCTCGAAAGCCTGAAAGCCCTCGGCACGCAGGAGCTGGCCAAGCACGCTCGGCTTGAGAATTTCCGCTTTACCCCTACGGATGAGGTCACGGTGGGCAAAGTCGTCGCCGCAAGCCTGCCGGGTACCGACATTCAGGCCGCCGCCCGCATCACGTCCATCACCCTGACATCCCAGAAGGGCGAGAACAGCGTCTCCACCGAGATCGGAACACCTATCATCAGGAGAAGAACATGAAGCTTGTGACATACCCCCTCGACGGGGTGACTTACAGTGCCGAAGATGTGGCCGCCTATCTATGCACCCGCACCTCCGGCGTCTACTCTCGCGATTCAAACTTTGCTGTGGCCGTCAGCGGCCCCCGGGAGATCACCGTCTCCCCCGGTCTCGCGTGGATCAACTACGACGACTTCAAGGGCATCTCTGTCTGCGCCCGGGAGCGCGGCACGCTGACGGTACCCGACGCAGACGATATGCTGCCCCGCATCGACCGGGTGGTGCTCCAGTTTGATGCCAACGCCAATCTGACGGATCTGAAGCTCAAGCCCGGCACTCCGGAGGCCGAACCCACTGCACCGGAGCTGATCCGGACGCACTTCATCTATGAGCTGTGTCTGTGTGAGATCTCCGTTCCGGCAGGCAGTGCAGAGATCACTGCCGCATCCCTCACCGACACCCGCACCGACGAAGCCCTCTGCGGCCTCATGCGGGACGGAGTGACCGGGCTGCCCATGGAGGCACTGGGCGCACAGGCACTGGCCAAGGCCAAAGAGACCGCCAAGCTTTGCGACAAGCTGCTGGCCAGTTATACCGGCGGCTATCTGGGCATCTGGCCCGTGACCCTGACGGCGGACGGCTGGGCCGAATGCACCGACGTACCCGGCTACGCCTACAAGCAGACGGCAGAGCTGCGGGCGGCGAGAGAGGCAAACGTCCCCTCGGCGGTGCCAAGCCCCGAGACCTATACCGTGGCCGTCTCTGCGGGCCTCGCGGGCGTCTGCGAGACCAAGAACGGCGACATCACGTTTTGGGCCGAGAACGTGCCGGAGAGCGGCATCCAGATGCAGGTGGAGCTGCTAGGACCCTCGGCCTCGACCGCTGACACCGGAGAGGACACCCTGGGCGACACCGTCCTCGAAGACACGACTTTGTAACGGAGGTACACCATGAAGTATGTGAAACAGCATTTCGTCACCGGCATGAAAGTCAGCCTGCCCGACGTGCTCAACCGGATGGAGGACGGCATCGCAGCCGCCTGCGGCGCGGCGGTGGAGGGCATCGGCAGCGTGATCACCGGCGATACACCCGCCGCCGGCATCCGGGACGGCAAGCTCTGCCTGACTCTGCCGCGCGGTGAACCCGGCCCGCAGGGCAACCCCGGCGAGGGCCTG